ATGCAAACAATAGACAGAAACGAAATTGCGAAAGATATAAATACAAAAATTGGGGGACTTGGACGCTCAATTCAAACAAACTGGGAATTAGGATTTGAAGAAGGGCAAGTTATTACATTAGAAAAGCAAGAAAGTTGGACGAACGGTGGTGCTTTTACAGTATGTAATGATTGTCCTGTCGAATACTATTTTGAAATTGAAAATGAAGTACCTTGCCATGTAGTCGATTACAACAACGAAAATGAAGTAATTGCACTAGGTGCTGAGGATTGCGAAGATGAAAAAGAAGTATTGTTACCTGCCGGAACAAAATTAGAAGTTGTGTACGGTGAACGTGAAGACGACAACGAAGAAATGGGATTTTACACTGTAATTTTTAAATACGTAGAGGAGGAAAAATAAAATGGCTGGATTTATCAAGCGATACTTAGAAACTAAAAACTGGACAATTTATCAATTAGGAAACGCAACGGGTCTTGCGCATCAAACAATACGAATAGCAGACAAAAAAACAGTTGATCAAATGTCTGCGAAAAATGTGCGATTGATAGCGGAAGTTTTCGGCTTTACAGCGGGCGAAATGCTAGACGAATTCTACGAAATTGAAAAAGAAATAAATAATGATGAGATTTTAAAAGAGTTAACAACAGTATTCGAAAAATATGGCTATAACACGGATGAAATCAGCTCCGAATTGCTTGACGGTGAAAAGATTAAACTGGATATGAACGATGACAATATAACTAAACTCGCTGAATCTGTAAATACTACAGAGCATTTTACTGCTTATTTAGATGATTCAACTGATTATATGATTGTTGAGGCAATACAATGAATAATCATATTACCGACTTAACTGGACAAGTTTTTGGGAGATTGACTGTGAAAGAGTTTATTCGTTCTAAAAACGGAAATGCGGTTTGGAAGTGCGTATGCGAGTGCGGTAATGAAAAAGAAGTATTAGTTCAGCAACTCAAAAGAGGTTATGTGAAATCATGCGGGTGCTTAGCGAAAGAAAATGGGAATAAATATGCAAAAAATAATCTGCACTCGGACGAAGTTAAGAAAAAAGCACTTGCGCGAAAACTCGAAGTTGATAGTGTTGATGGTACAATGAAATCAGCTTTAACACGTAAAATTTCTAGTAGAAACAAAAGTGGTATAAAAGGAGTTCGCTGGAATGAATCGCGAAAAAAATGGGAAGCTTCTATAACATTCCAACGAAAATATCATTTTATCGGACGTTTCGTAAAAAAAGAAGACGCAATAAAAGCACGTCTTGAAGCAGAAGAAAAGTATTTTAAACCTGTTATCGAAAAGAATAAGCGCTAAGCACATGCTTGGCGTTTTTTGCATAAAAAAAATCCCTAACGTGTAGTTAGGGTGTGTTAAAATTATATAGTTCTTTCAGTTTACACTTCAATTCATGTTTGTTATAATTGAAGTGTAAAAGATAACTTGTGATGGATAAAGCTGGGTTCCCGAATGGGAGTAAGATAATTTATTATCGAGAATTCCTTTGCTCCAGAGGTTATCTTTATTTTTTTGTCTTCTTTTTTAAATGTTCAATAGTTTTTTGAGGATTCTTTTTTATCTCTGTTAAGATAAAATCTATGATTGCTCTCGAATATGTATACTGTGAGTGCTCCCCTATAACATGACGATAAGAATATCTCTCTTGCGCCTTTAAAGAATAGAACTTCAAAAAAAGCTGAAAATCAGCAGTATTAAAGTTACTTCTAATTTCCTTAGTAAATACTGAAAAATGTTCAAAGTCAATTTTTTCTCTGCTCAATATTTTATTTATCTCTTTTACACAATTTTTTTGTGTATAAGGATGTGTTTTATTAGGGTCTTTTTGTTCCTTTATTATTTTAACAGGAATTTCTCCCTCTTTTGCTATTCTCACTGTGCTATCTGCATCGTTAATTTTCTTGGTTATATAAAAATTATGTTGAATGTCTATGGAAAAAGCTGGATTATTCTCTAGCTCTATTTTCTCTATCGCTTTTTTCGTTGTTAAGATTTTATCAGCTGTTTCTTTTGAATATTTAGACCTTATAATAGCTGGGTCTAAGTCATCTTCTTTTATTACTAGAGATAAAAAACTTTGAGTAATATACTCTGTTACATCAATATTATGAAACATACTCATTTTCTCTATGTAATTAAAAACACATGATTGAAATAAAGGTGCATATATTACTTCATAATCTTCAGTAATAAAATGAGTACTCACGTTCCTTAACTCGACTATTTTTTCTAGATTCAAACGTAATGGATCATGTTTATTTGTAAATATCTCCTTAATGCTATATTCTAAAGAAACAGTTCTAGACGGATTATCCTTGAAGTATATACTATTTTCACCTTTATCGTTTATTAATTTAGCTTTTAACATAAGCTCCCATGAGTTGCAAATAAAAAAACTAAAACCTTCTACCCTATATCTTATTGTAGGTTTGTTATATATTTCCAAGCCTAACAAAAATGCTTCAATACTTTTCTTTACTAACATATCATATGTGCTATTCATTTAAGTACCTTCTCCGCTTTTTTACTATAATAATATCATAGCGAATGATTGAGTACAATAAACACATTACAAAAACACCCCCGCAAAAGCGAGGGCATCAAACTAGATTTTCTTAACAAACTTCTTGTTTGCAGTTAGAAAATAACCGCTTTTTGTTTTTAATCTTGGTGTACCTCCCTTTGTTTTCGCCATTCCGGCGATAGTGAAAATAGTCCCCGGAGGATATGTCCCGCCTGTTTTATTTTTTTCAGTGAAGTCTACAGAGTCATATAGATCACACTGAACAAGCGTTTTGATTTTTCCGGGGTTTTCGGTGTAGTAAGTGTTATTACTAGCAGGTGTATGAGGTTTCCCAGCTTTCAATTTAGCTAATAAAGTTGTATTTTGCGAAGCTGTTCCGCTGTAATTTTTAATTCCGTAACTTGTCGCTAGTTTTTTACGATTCGCAAAGCTGGAATCTAGTTTATTTATATTCATGTAATCAACTAATCCTAGACTGTTTGTGTTTGTGTCTGCGCTCGGTTTAGAAGAATTACTAGCACTAGCTCCTTTTCCAAAAGTATCAGTCCCATAGCCTTTATAATTAAATTGAAGGTGCGGATTGTCTACAAATCCAGACCAATCACCACCCCATTCAAGTCCAAGGGACTTCGCTTTTGCCACGAATTTTTTGCCTTTGTCTGAACGATAAGCACCCCAATCAACAGTTTTACCTTTCGCCATGACGAAATCTAGTGCCTGTCCTACCAGGTGATAAGAGCGCATTGTTTGAGACGCACCGCTCGCAACATTAGCGGATTGTTGCTCTTTTGTCCTAATCGTTTCGTAGATTAATACTTCAATGCCGTTGCTTTCAGACCAATCTAGCAACTTTCTCGCCGCCGCTTTTGTGTTATCCGCTAATTTATTTACATTTGCTAAACTTCTACTATAATAATAACTTGTCATTATACTTCATCCTCTACGTTTTTATTTTTATTCAATACTAAATCGCTATCGCTCGCGGTAGGAGTCGTTGGGTCATTTACTACACCTAACACACCTAATAACAGGAATACACTGTTAATCATATCTAGCGCTTCTTTGTTGATTGTGTCGGCAGGAATTGTTACGCCGAACCACCCAAGTACTTGCTGTACTAGTACCAGAATTAGCGGGATAACTGACACCCAGAACACTTTCGATTTCATTCTCACTTTCCAGTTAATTTTCATTATTTTTCCTCCTTCTCAGTTTTCGCTATATACTTCCAAATCGCTTTATCCTCCCGCTTCAATAAAGCGATTTCTTTATCATGATCGTTTTGCTTCTCTCTTAAGCTGATGCGGTCTTTTTTGCTTTCTGACATTTCTTCTCTCAGACTATTTAATGTAATGTCAAGCGAATCAATCATGTTTCTCAAAGGTGCGACTAATGCCCATCTAATCACAAAACCCACAATCGCAGCGATTAAGCTGATTAACCCTATTAACTCGCCTACACTCATCCCTGCTATTGAAATACTCCCCAGTGTCAATTTTCATCATCCCATCTGTTTTTGACATAAAAAATAAGCCTTATTTGGCTTCAATCTAAAATATAAAATAATTGATTTAACGCGAAATACGTAATACTAGTGTCCGCAGGTATAAATCCCATCGCGTTACTAGATGATGCATGCACTCGGCCGCCGCTAGACTTGTTTGTCGGTGCATAAGCCATCGCTGTTTTTGTTGTTTGAACTTCGAAAGGAACAGACGCAAAAGCGTTATTTGTAGAGGTCCATGCGGTTGATTTTTGCACTTGCCCCCTGAAAAAGGCAATTCTGATACCAAAGATGCAAATAATTCTAAATTGAGGAGTATTCCCTTCTGCTGTTGAATATCCAGAGTTTAATATTAAATCTTGCCACGGCATTGAGTAAAATAAATCAGCATTTACAGATAAAGTTGTTTGCCCATCTTTAGTGAAATCTAGTGAATCCCCTCTTAACATTGTTTCCTTGAGTTCACCAGAAATATTATGATCCATCAATTGCTGTGCTACTTTCACACCACCAAGTGTTGTAACATCACTTTTTAAAATAGTAGAGCCGGCACCAGTTGGCAGTACTGTAGCAGCATTAAAACCATTGTCATTCATCGTGACCGTCCCAGTGAACAAATTGCCTTCATCATCACGATAATTAATATTGTGAATAAATTCAGCGCCTGTGATACTTCCGCTCTCTACATCACCTAATTTCGCAGTAATCGCTGATAACTCCCCGACTTTTAAAGCGTTATAATCCAGAGGTATTTCTTTCCAAATTACCCCATCCCACTTAAAAACACCTGTTATAGTATTTTCCACTTCATCTATCTTGAACCACGTATCGTTTATCTTTGGAATAGCTGGCGGTAGCTCACCATAAAAAGGCTTATTGTTATCACCAGCTTTCATTAACGCGTCATTAGCTGTATCTATTGCTGTGACAGCGGAATCTTTAGCATCATTTGCTACTTGTTTTGCATCTGTTGCATTTGTATTTGCATCATTTGCTACACTTTCGGCACTACTAGCGATTTGTTGTGCTGTTTCAGCCTTATTACTTGCGATTGACGCAACTTTATTAGCATTTGTTGATACTTTCGCGTTTTCCCTCAATTGATTTATAATCGCAGGTGTAGCCGAATTAATATCAATATAATCACCAACTACACAAGTGCTTTTTGACATATCGCTATAACAAATATTTAACTCAATAACCCTTGCTTGTACTGTAATTGGAGGACTCATTTCTAAATCTACAATTCTTACAAAACTGCCTTTTCTTATTCGATGTGCTTCAAAACCATAGACTTGTTCTAACATTAAAATATTTGCTTCATATTGATATGATGGCGATGATAACTTTCTAAGTTCTAAAGTACCCCATTGTTTCAACGCTGCCGCATTTGTTATATTTTCATTTACAATCTTAGTCATTAAGTAACCTGTGCCGCTTGGGTTGTATTGCTCATTTGCTTCATCATTATAGATGTAATTCAATCCTCCATTAACAGAAGAAATGTTTAATTGTGTCCCATCAGCTTGCGTTGCGCCAAGAGGTATAAGAGCAGTCTTAATGTTCGTAAATAATACTTTCCTCGTTATTCCTTTAATGCCTGTGCCGCTCTCAATTCGAACACCTTCATTATCCCCAAACTGTTTCGCGACTTTACAATAATAGCCAACTATCCTTCCCTGAAATGTTTTTACATAAAACTTAACTTCGCAATCAAAAGCAGTACAAATTTGATGTAGGGCTTCTTGAGCTGTTATATATCCTGAGAACTCCAAATTTGCAACTGCCCCTACATTTTCTGTATCTTGAGGAATCCATCCACTCCCGCCAAGCACATATGTTAAAGCGGGACCAATATTACTATTGGAAAAAGCGCGATCTGTCACAATTACATTATTCAAATCAAAGATAAAAACATTTTCGCAAAAGATTCTTTTTTGAGGTTTCGAACTATTGTCATCTCGGATGTCTTGCACTTCAATAATTTTGAATAACAATGAATCATCGTCTAAGTCTTGAAGCATCACATAATTTCCACCTGTTAAATATTTTGAACTTTCGTCATCTGTCGAAACAGAAAACTCATAAGTTGAATCAAAATCTATAACTTTCTCGGTGTGTGAATCATTAAAATAATGAGTTCCATTTGTGGAGTCAGCAGATATAGATTTTACAATTTCTTTATTTTCATCTAATATCAATAACATTTAAACACTCCTTTAAAAAGTTCTTGGCCTAACATATACGGTCCAATCTGCCGCTTCAAACGGAGATACATTTAATACTTCTGTTGTACCGCCAAATAACTTAAAAAAATGACTTCCTATTGCTAGATTCTGCATAAAAGGAATGCCATTTTTATAAATTGTTTCTGTTTCAAAATCAAACATTAATTCATCAGATGCATGCGCTATAACTTGCGGAGCGGTGTTTGCAACAATATTTAATTTTTCAACAAGTGTATCTGTGAAAAACAAATCGCGGTTAGGGTCATGTATGCCTGATGCCGCAGCGTATATATTTAATTGAGCTAATTTTTTTGTGTATTTATTAGCGGTATCTACAAATACCTTTTTCTTCGTCCAGACAGGCTTTATATTACTATCTAGTTTGATAATTTCAGCAGTGAATTGATTACCTATTTTAGTTAAAATAAAGTAACCATAAAAATCTCTGTATTCGTTGTATGCTCCTGTTTGTACCTTTTCTGTCACTGTTTTATATTTTCCGTTAACTTTTTTTCTGGTTGATACTGTTTTGTATGTTTTAGTAACTTTCCCAGCCTCATTAAACAAATCTTTTTCAGGATAATTAGCAACATTTTGATCGCCAATAGATATTTTAACAATATTAACTTCGGTATTTGCGGCATTATCTTTTATTTGAAACGTTGCAATTTTTGCTCCTTTTTCATCAACAAGATACACTTCTAATTTACCTTGTTGCTTTTGTGCCGACGCTATGTTTTGAAGGCGCATTCTTACACGCCAGTTATCCTGCGCTTGGGGAAGAACTACTTTACTCATTGGACCATGCCACTGTGCTCCAACACCATAATCAGATGCTCGAAATACATTTGCGGTTGAAGTAAAACTCCCATCAATAATCCCGTTATTTGCGTCTAATTGAAATGTCAAATCTGACTGTTGCATGGGGGTCCATGTAGCTAATACATTCATTGGATCGTTTAAAATTATTTCCGATGGTTTAACTGGAGTTTCTCCAGAATCTGGATCAACGCCCTCGCCAATGTATAAGTAATCTTCTTTATTCGATATAGCGATATAAGTGACATCCTGTTTTATAACTGCTCCAATCACAGGGCTGGTAGGTTGTGAACCACGAACTGGTAATTTGTTACTTTCACTAGTTAGCTCAAATTCTTCTTGTTCATAATAAATATACGGGTCTGAACAAACAAAATTCAGCGTTGCCCGTCCGTTATATAAAAGCCTATCTAAGTCTGTAGATCCTTCAAATCGACCATAATACGTCTTTTCAGGCGCATCATCAATTACCAAAGAGCGTTCTTCTGCATCTACCTGCATCAACCAATCAGCGACAGATGTAGCCCGCTCGCTTAATTCTTTAAGGCTATCTCCAATAATTTGTATTTCTAATTGTATCCCTCGTTGACCAACATTTGGGCCAAAATAAAAAGCGCCAATACGACCACTGACGCTTTCCGTATTACCTTCGTTTTGTGGGAACAATGGTGGTTTAATGTCAATTATTTCCACATGCTTATCAAATGAATGAATACCTTTGTATGTGAATCCTAAGCTCATAAAATCACCCCTTGTGCTCGATTAGTTCTGATAATACGGTTGTTTTGAATTTCTGTTATAAAGTCGACCGTTTCCTCCGCCACTATACGACCCTCTAACATTGTTTTATTAACAATTTGAATTGGTTGTACCGTAACTGGTGTTTCACTTCCTTGCGTTGCTATAGAAGCCCCTGAGTAAGCCGTAATTTCTTTTGTGTTCGGAGTAACTGGGACTGAAATAGCAGGTGATAGACTTGTTAAATGTTTTTGCATTTTATAAGCTGCCAAATCAATTGTATTTAAATTTTTAAGCATTCCCACACCAATTCCCGCTGGCACTTGTTCACCAACTTCATCGCTCATTAGCCGGGAAGGAGAGTGGATTTTTAGCCTTTTCTTGATTGTCGATTCAATTGTTTTAGCTAGTCCATCAGCTTGTTTTGCTAATGGCCCATCCATTTGCTTGAACCCTTGAATAATCCCCGCTACGGTCTGTACACCAAGTTTAGATCCAGCAGTGCGATATTCTTTTGCTTTATCAAGTTCTTTCAACCAAGAAGCGTTCGCATTTGCCAAATCTTTTTTAGCTTTATCGTTCGCCGCCTTGACAGCTTTATCCATCGCCACTTTATCATTTACAGAAGCGTCTAATCCCAGCTTGTTTGCATTAGCATGTTTTTTACTCCACTCAGCTTGATATTGTTTCAGTTGTGTATCAGACATTCCCGCAATTGCTTTAGCTTGTCCTGTTGCGCTTACACCCATATTGCGTATCTCGTCTATAAGACCTTTACTAACACCGCGTTTTTTCATTTTATCAAGTTGAGCCATAAAATCTTTTTGTTGGGCTGTTTGTGATTTAAGATTTTTTGTTAATTCGCTACCACTTGATTTCTCTGTAACAGCAGCATCAAATAGTCCAGTCTGATTATATGCGGCTTCTTGATTTGATTTAAGAGCATCCTTATATGTCTTTTTCGCTTCATTAATAGAATCCTTAGCCGTTTTATTTATTTTAGCAACATTATCATAATATTTTTGTGTGCTACTTTTTATTGATTTATTAAGTTTAGTTTTTTGTGTATTAATTTCTTTGTTTGCTCCAGCAATATTTAATTTGATTTGTCTTGTTTGCGCCGCATTTAAGCGATATTGCTTATTAATTTGTTTTAATTTATTAATGTACGATTGTGCGCTAATTGCGCCTGTTTTGTAATCTACTTGCACATTTGATATTTTATTACTTACATTTTTCGCATAGCTTGTTTTAGTACCTTTGGCATAATGAGGCACATTACTCAAAGCTTTAGCTGTTTTATCCCCTCGTAGCACTTCGGTACCTCGTGGTAGATTAAGAAGAACGTTACGACCTTTAGGAACAAAACTATTCCCATCCGGGGTGGTAATCATTTCTTCATAGTTGCTTCCATTGGCATCGTTAACTAATGCAGGTCCGCCTTTGTGGTTATTTGTCCCAGTTGCATAACCTACCTCTTGAATTCCGCTTGGACTTTTACCACTCGTTTTGTATGCAATAGAAATTACTTTTTGATTTTTCATGTTGAGCATATCACGCCACGAGTTTATAGCATTGTCAATAGCGTTTTTAGTAGCCTCTGCGTTGGAATTAATAACTAAATCTTTTCTATGGACAGCTATGTTGTTATAGTCGTCGACTGTTCTACTACCTCTATCTATTTTTGATAATAGGTCTCTGTTGTTTGCAAAAAGGTTTTTAAGATTCACCTTTTGTCCGTTATATTGAACAATAACATCTTTACCACTCTGAATTTTATTCCTAACATCATAGTTATTTGCTAAAAGCGTCTTTAAATCTACGTTCGTTCCGTTATAGCTAACTAACATCCCTTTAGAAGAATTCATTTTCTTTATTACATCAGAATTATCAACTACTAGAGTTTTCATGGATGGCGGCAACTTATCCCAAACACCCATATCTTGCAGAGCTTTTTGTAACGCCAGACTAGTATCTGCATTCGCAATCATACTTTTTTGTTCAGGCTTCAATTTATCCCAAATACCTAAATCTGACAACGCGTTAGCTACATGTATAGAGTCCTCATAACTGACAATTAATTTCTTTTCGTTGAAAGTCATCTTATCCCAGCGACCACTTTCAATAGTTGCTGTTGCAATTGTTTTCTTAGCATCTGTGGTTAATTTTGCTTCTTTCATGATGAATTTAAGATTATTCCAACCATCATCACTTTTAGCTAAATTGGATACGAATTCACCAACATTGTCTCTTATTTCAGAACTTTTAGGGTCTAATACTAAGTTGTTCCATGCGGTATCTGCCATTTTCGCTCCATCGCCAATTAGCTTGCTGGCTTCGTCAGCTTTGCCCGCTTTTTCTTGTACATCACGTGTAAATTCGTCATAATCTAGTCCCATATCTTTTAATCCACGTCGGATGTTTTTTCGCGCGACTTCATTACTTACACCTAACTTGTCGTATAACTGTTCTTGCGTTCGTATCCAAGCCGTTACACTAGATCGCACTGTTCTATTCTGATCTCTATCCAGTTGGTTCATTGCATTATTGTATGACGTTTTATCTATTAATTCTTTATCATAAGATTCTTTGAATGCTTTCTTTTGTTTCTTCGTTTCATCTGTTGTTGCTTTTGTGACTTTACCAAGATAGTCAGCTTGTTCAGTGAGTGCTTTTGTGCTTAAATTCTGCACCTCACCATTCATCGCTTTTATCAGCTGTGTTTTCTTTTTGTTGCTTAAGCCTAAACTTTCAATTTGTTCAATCTGCATATCTTTGTAAATATTGTTAACAATTTTCGATTGTTCAGATGTCATCTTGCCAGTTTTAACCGCATGAGATTGATAAATCTTTTCTATTTCTTTATATTGCGAATCTACGTTTGCCTTTCTTTCTTCTGCCCTCTTTTCAGAATCTTTCATGGCGTTGTCTAGTAACGCTTGTACAGCAGGTGAAGCTTCATCATATGCTTTCTTGAAGTCACCCAATGCATCGTCTGTATTCTTCTTAATTTCGTCCGCCATGTTTTTGAAAGCACTGACAATTTTCTCGCTGTCTTCTGTAGCGCCAGTTGCAAAAGTGTCTAAAGCTAGCTTGCCTTCTGATGCAAATTCATTAAATTTACCCATGGATTTATCAGCTTCTGCGCCAATATCATAACCCCATGTTTTTATACGTTCTTTGCTCTCTTCGATTTTGCTTATATGTTTATCTAGTGCATAAATACCCACACCAAGCAAAGCCGCACCAGCCACCGTAATAACTGCTGGTAAAGCTCCGAAAGAACCAGCTAATCCAGCCGCAGCTAAACTAGTACCTTCCACAGCAGTTGTTGTAGCGCCAAATCCAGCCGCTAAAGGAGCTAATTTACTCCCTAAACCTAAAATCTTACCTAAGCCCGCGAATCCTTTTATTAATCCGCCAGTCATTGATACTAGTTTTTCGCCAATCATTAGCACAGGACCAGTTGCTGCTAAAATTCCAGCCCATTTTATGATACTTTGTTGTTGTGCGCCGGAAAGGTCATTAAATTTATCAATCATTTTGTTAGCCCACTCGATGATTGGAGTGAGGGCAGGCATTAATTTTTGTCCTACGTTCTGTTCTAATACTTCGAGCGAAGCTTTGAATTGATCCACACCAAATTTACCAGCTTTTCGCATATTATCAGCAACTTGTTTAGTATACCCATTTGCTTCATCAGCGCCCTTAGAATATTTACGTAGAGAATCGCCTCCCGCTTCTAAAAGCGTATTAACAGCTGATAAAGGTTCACGTCCGAAAATCATCGTCAAGAAAGAGTTTTTCTGTGTTTTTGTCATTTTCTTTGTTTTATCATTAATATCATCCAAGAGAGTTGGTAAAGTTTTCATATTGCCGTTGCTATCTTCAATTGTTAATCCAACTGCCGACATTGCTTCTGCAGCTGATTTTGAAGGTTTAAGCAAACTTGTAAGCATTCCCCGTAAGCCGGTACCCGCCTTTTGCCCTTCAATACCACGATTCGAAAGCAAACCAACCGCAGCAGCTGTGTCTGTAAGCGAGTATCCTAGTGAATGCGAAATAGGACCAACGTAATTCATTGCTGTTCCCATATCTGAGAATCCAGCTGCTGTTTTATCCGCCACATAGGTTAGCACATCGGCAACTTTGTTTGTATATTCCATCTGTTTGTTGGTGTCCTTAGAAATCATTCCAAACTGTTCTAGTGTTGACGTAGTAACGGACATTACTGTTTCGAAATCATCACCAGACGCACGAGCGGCATTAAAAATCGCAGGCATGGACGCCATTGTTTGGTTGATATCATAGCCTTTTTTAACCATTTCTTTCATACCGAGCATAGTTTGCTCAGAAGCTACGCCGTATTTAACGCTAGCTTTTTGCGCATAATCAAATACCTGCGTGTAACGATCGCCAAACTCTTTCGCCGATTCTCCGGATTCACGTAATAAAGAGTTAACTTCTGTTACTTCATTATCGAAATCGAGATATGCCTTGGTCGATTTAACCATTCCAGCTACAATTGGCGCCGTAAATCCAACGGTCATCGCAGTTCCAGCTTTTTTTAACTTTTGTCCAGACTTTTCTAGCATATTACCGAACTTTTCAACCTTAACAATAGATGAATCTAAACCTTTAACATTAACATTTTTCTTGTTAATTTTGTCGATATTGTCCGCGGCTTTCTGACCCTTTTTCGCAAAATTGTCCATGTCTTTATCAATCTTGTTCATCTGACTTTTATAGCCATTCTCGCGTATTTTTATATCGTAATAAATTTCTCCCGCTTTACTCATGTTTTCACCCCTCTTTCGGCTTGCTATTAGCTTTCAACGCCTTTTCTAGTCCTTCTTCATTAGAAGCAGCATCCTCAAAATACCCTCGCTTTAACATGATTCGATTTTGTTTTATTTTTTCTTTCAGCAAATGTTTTGGGACTTTACTCCGTTCAGTCATACGGATTTCTAGAGTAGTCATAAACGGTGTATCGCCACCCAAGTTCATTAGGTATGTTCGGAACTCTGAAAAACTCATATTCGCTAATTCTTTGCGTAATCTAATACCGTAATACGATAAAAAAGAAGACTCGATTAAATCAAAGTCTTCAATTATTCCGTAATACTGTTTTCCTGTGGCTTCCCCTCATCGCTTCCCTCGTTCATATCACTTTCAAATAATTTAGCTATAATGTATTCAATAAGTCCCTCGTAAACTTTCGTTGGCAATGTTTTAGAATTAATTTCTTCTCTGTCTTCTTTGCTAAAAAAAATAGCAAAAATATCATCATTCGTTGCTACAATACCATCTGTGATAGTCATTAACAGTTCATGCATGTTTTCACTATCTGGCGTTGTATGCTCTCCGTCGCTTTCGTCGCCTTTCAGTTTAGGCGCAAGCACTTGACCTAAAATTTTAGGCGCTTCATCTAAAAGCGCACTGTACTTAATGTGTGCTTGTGCTGAAATGTCCGCATAATATACTTTTTCGTTAATTTCCAATGGAAGTTTTACTTCGTTCTCGTTAAAATTAAATGATTTCATTTTTGTCCTCCAAATTAGTAAAAGCCCTCACTCAGAGGGCTTCGTATTTTGTTTATTAGGCAGATGTTACAGAAACAGAAACGTCATTTTTAACCGATGGTTTCACTTTGGACGCAACTGTGATTTTAATTGCAGTTACTGTTGTAGCAACTCCTGTTAAAGTTCCATCGCTAGCTACTGTTGCTTTTGTTTCATCAGATGAAGTGAATGTTACATCTTGTGGAGCTCCTGATGGCAGTACTCCTGCTGTAATTTTAACAGTTTCTCCAACTTTTACAGTTTTAGAGGCGCTATCTGCCGTTACGTTTGTTGGCTCAATGGTAGGCGCTGGCGTAAAAACCGGCGTACCATTTGAATTCTGTGTGGCAGAAAATGAACCAATATCGTTCGCACCACCACCACCGAAATCATTAATCCCGATTGGTCCAGTGATTTCATACTTAGAGCCTGCTGGGAATTTAACCGCAATTGTTTTTTCAGCTTCAGACCCAACTTTATCCCAAGTTTCACGTAATTCATTTTGTCCTGGATCTGATTCATTGTATTTCCCATCCAAACCTAACTCCATAGCAGCACCTGTTTTTACCGCACGTTCAAATACCTCGCCAATTGTTGTATATTGTTCCACATTTGAGTTCAGTGAAATGTCTAAAGTTTCTAAGTCTTTAATCGAAACACCATCTCCGCTTTCCCCTGAATCTTTAACCGAAATTTCTAATTGTTTAACTGCATAAGTTGCCATTAACTTACATCTCCTTTTCAAATAATATTGTTAGTTGATAAATCAAACGACCATCATCGTCATAATCGACTTGTCCGCCGCTTGCTACATCTGTTGCTACTACCTTCTGATTTTGGATATTCAGCTCAGAAGGGTTTGTTAAAAGAAAGTAGTTACGTAATAAATCGTATGTTCGTTTGCATTGAATTGTGTTTTTATCATAAATTAAAAAGCCGATGCTCTCACGAACACGACTTTGCGTTTGTACTTGCTTGTTTTGAAATGTCGGTGCTTCATTAATTACTACCATTGAATCAAGCCCCGTTTGTTTAATGAATCCAAGTGTTTTTATAGCTGGGAATGTTTTTTTGAAATGCACTACTAAATCCTCAATCATAAGCGCATCCCACCTTCTACAATTTGGTTAATACTCTGAATTCCATAACTTATTGCCATTTCGTACCAACGCGGATTCCGACGATTTTCATAATATTGCCTGCGTGCATAAGGAGTTAAACTAAATACTCTGGCCACAGTTGAATTTTTTTGGATGATTACTTTAGCATGTGAACTTCGACGCAAATCGCCATACAAAATTGGCGTAACAGGCTCTGCTAATTCAACCAATTCTTGTCCAGCCTTTGCAGCCGTTGACAAAGCCTTATTGTGAATATCATTTATGACTCTATCTTTAAAGCTGTTATAGCCCATGCTCTGTCACCTCTCCTACTACTATTTCAAAATGGTGTATACTGCCATCTGGATTTGGCGGAAAAGATACGCTCTGGACTTCACCTTTAATTAAGCAATAGTCAGGAATAGCAAAAGATATATTGTCTCCTTCGTTCACAACAAAATTTAATTTGTTACAAAATAAGTTAACAACATATCTTATGTTTAGTCCTTCTTCTGTTTTATTTACGAGCTTTTCAAACTCATACCGAAACATTGATTTATTAGTCGCATCTGGTAAAAGGTTTCCAAAGTCATCACGCCCACTATTACTAGTTATAGTCACTTCTGTATTTAGGATAGCTTCTGGGATGGGTGGTAATTGAAAGCTCATTAACAACCACCTACTCCCGCATAAAGCCAGCCACTAGATAAAAGCAAATCCATCACTTTGTCTGGAACGTCAGGTATAAAGTTGTTCGAATTTTGTGATTGACCACCCATAGTTAATTTGCCTAGTGTAAAGTTACCAATGCCAATAAACTCACCATATTTCTTGATGTGTTCACACTGCCACGCAACAGCTTGTTTAATATCATCATCCACATCGTCCTTGTCTATGATATTCGGCATAATTTGCTTGTCAATTGCTACAGAAGCGGCTTTTATTAAATTATCCGCTTCTGTTGGTTCGATACTTAAGTTTGTTAGACTAGCTAACTCACTTGGTGTAATATACGTTTTCATTTACTCACCCTCTTTATTTTTGGGCTCCTTTTTACTCTTGGGTGGCGATTTTTCTGATTCTTTTTCTGGTTCTTTTTCTGGTTCTTTATACTCGAACTCTTCAAAACCATCAATTTTCAATTGATTGATTAATACAACATTGTCTGTATTGTAAACGACATTTTCTTTTTTAAATTGCATTTCCCCAACCTCCTTAGACTTCTGTAGAAGCGATTACGCCATCTTTTTGTTGGTCCAACACAAAAATGTCGTGGTATACACGATATTGATACAACCAGCCATCACCTTGCCCTACAGAGCCAGGTGCGTGCAAATAGATAGAAGCATGTTTTGCGCCGCCGACAATAGAACCTTTATTTACAAGCAAGAAATTCAGTTTTTTAGCACCTGCAGCTGGTTTGTAACCATCTGTAAAATCAAAAGTATCATAGAAACGATCTTCCGCTTCTACCTCAACAATACGTGTACCATCAATAGCCGTAATACGCGTTTCGATGGATGAAGGACCAATGTTTTGCACATTAATAGCTCGAACAAAATCATCACTAAGTTCTAATGCTGCCATAACATCTGGCGAAACATACATAACAAGATTCTGAGTTCCGTATTTCTTCACTTTTCGAATTGCCGCTTTTAATTTTGTGAACACATTATCTTTAGTGATTTCTTCCGCAACCGAATTACTATTTGATTTCGCTGCTGTTGCTAACTTAGAAAATCTATAAGCGTCCATTTCTGGTCCAGCATGCCGAGAATTAAACTCTTTAGTAACATTCGCAGCAGAAAGCGCTTGACCTGTTTCGTCCACATCCATAACATCTACAAAGAATTCTACATCACGATCAAAATCAATCGTATAAGATTTATTTGTGTTTGAAGCAGAACCTTCGTTATATCCTTTATTTCTTGTATGTGCTTTAAGTCCTGTTGTTGTGATAGTTTGAATCTTAAACGTTTTTGCATCTAACCATAAAAGGTTAGGTGTTTCTAATTCATTTGTGTAAGTGCCAAAGACTAACTTCTGGTCGAGCTCCTTACCGTACTTGTCTACATAGTTAATAGCCATTTTGCTATCTCTCCTTTTCTAATTATGAATTTAATGCTTGAATGAATGGGTCTGTAGCACTTGGCTCACTTGCATTGCCTAGTCCTGCTCCGATTGGTGGAGGCGTGTCACCATCATCAGATTTTGCAATCCATTCCGGATATTGCTCTGCGAATTTCGCTAAGTTGTCGTCATTTCGCTCTTCATCCCCAAAAAGCTTCGTAAACGCTTCGTAACGTTCTTCTTTTACGCCGCTTTCTTTTAACTTACTGTGCCACTCTGCCGTTTGTTCTTTCTGAACATATTCATCCAGCTTTGATAGTGCCTCGTCTTTCTCTTTTTGAAGTTTTTTCAATGCCTTTTCAGATGAATCATGTTCGCCCACTTGATCGTTAAGCTGATTAATTTGGTCGTTTAACTTCGTGATTTCTTCCTCATGCGCGCTTTTGATGGTTTCAATCTCTCCATTAAATTTCTTTTTTTCAGCCGCTAAGCGATTCTTTACAATTTCATCCAGTTCTGCTTGGTTAAAATTCTTATCGTCCCCACCTTCAGCAAAATGTTGAATGTCAAACTTACGCTGTAAATAATTCTTCATATTTCCTCCTTTTTAAGCTCTGAGTGAGCCATCCCTGTCTATTAGTTGCCGGCAGGTAGGCAAGATTTTTATATCAAGCCAAACAAAAAAAGCGTTCATTTAGACGCTTTTATAATTTCTCTATCCAATTCTCTTTCTAGGAACGGATTAGTATTTAAATGTTCTTGCAAAGCTTCCTCCCATTGTTTTACTTTTCCAGCTGTATATTGTTTAGAGGGACCTTCTGCAAGTATATCTTTTGTTTTCCAATCACGAATGCCGCGCTCGTAGTACCGTTGCTTACTTTGAGCCTCGTATTCTTCTTCATCATACGGGATAGGCTCGTCTGTTTCGTCACCTTCGAAATACGAATATAAAAAATGGTGGCAATTTGGATGAAACAATCCATCATTTTCCGCTTCTTGTAATGTTTTATATTCATTGCTTTCGTAGTTTACTGATAGCACTTCTCCTTGCCAAGGAGCACAACGCGGACAACTTCTTACGTGAGCTGACACTTGAACTAATTCGTGCTCATATCTTCCAAGAACACGTTTCATGGCATTTAAGCCAACATTAAAAAAAGCACCTCTTGAAGCCATTTCCATGTAAGCTCCTGGTCGGTACTTTCTTCCAGACTGATCTATAACATTTCTTATCCCATCGCCTAAAACATTAATAAGTGATGTTGCGATAGCATATTTTAAAATTCCATTGCTATCTTTTGTTTCCTTAACCACTTGTTTGTATTTGGAGGGCGCGATTTTTTGCCAATAATCAGCCATATCTTCCGAAATTTGGATAAGTGCATCACTTTCAGATAAATAGTCGTCATTTTGTATATCAACCTCTTTCTTAGTTTGATATCTGGCTTCCATTTCGTCCTCGTATTCATTCACACAATCAAGATAAACACGATACGTTAGTTTATCTATTTTATCTCTCGTTTCGTCTTTGAAAAGACTTATATGTGCTTTCAATTCTCTTTTAAAATTTATCAAACGCGACTGCTGAATGAATTTCCATTTTGTTGGATTCTTAGCGCCATGCATAACGTGCTTCTTTATCAGCAAAAGTAATTCTATTTCGGCATTATTAAAGTGGTTTCGTAAGATAGATGCTTCTTTTTCGAAATCCACTGGTGCATGGTGATGACTCATCTAATCACCCACCTTTCGTTTCCATTCCTCCAATCGCTTCCGGGTCCGGAACCTCTCCAATGGCGTTTTCTAAATAGATGCGTTTTACTTCCGCTTGAATTTCTTCTTCTTCCCATTTAGGGTGAATTAATTTCACCTTTTCTTCTACACTCATCGCTAATGCGCTGTTCATATTATTTAATGTGCTAGATAATTCATTCAGATTAACAGACATTGGATCTGGAAACTCAATTATTACCCTGATTTCATCACGCATTATTGCTTTTTCTTTATTGTTTGTTCCACCAGTTAACAAATATAGGAAGTCCCAAAGCATCTGTTCGTAAACATTTTGAATAAGGCGTTTTTTCTTCTCAATTTTACGCACTGTCGCGTCTTGTAAACTCCAAATTTCGGTCGCCTTAACTTCCCTATTACCTAGATTAAAAGTAGCGGGATTATAACCAGATTTCGAAACAGCTTTCTGAGCAAAATATTCCATCGTTTCGCGATAACTACCGTCTCGGAAGTCTCCTTGCATGAATTGAATCATGTCATTTAACTTCGCGCCAGCATCTAACGTTCCTTTGAACTGCATAAAGTAGTCTTCATCTACATTCATGGACCATTCTTCTTTATCTGTGCTCTTATTAACTTTTTTCCTAAACATTCGTTCGCTAGCCGCTATTTTTGTTTTTGTTTTCTCTCCTTCGCGCATATAAACAGTGAAAAAGTAATCTACGGCAAATAAATAATTGGTACATTGCGATAAGTCAGATTCCCCAAGATTAAGATGTGGGTATCTAGTATTGCTTGGGCTATTATTTATTAAATACGCGCCCATACTCTTTAAACCAATTGATACAGAATGATTCAATTGAATATTATTTGTGTACAGATAGCTTGTAATCTGTTCTGGTAGTCTCTCCGCACCCATAGGAGTAGTTTTATCGCCATCAATTTTAATAACAGAATATGTTACAAAACCTCCAGATAATTTTTTCCCTTCCTTGTCCCATTGTTTTATTTCTCTGCTTTCAACTAAATAATAAATATCTGCTTTATTACTTGTGGGTATTTCCTCAAAGAAATTAAAACGAAATGGCTCATTGTTTTTAAAATCTATCCAAAATTGGCTAGAGCTATGAACGCTAATAGATGGTCGCCCATTTAAAATGTTAATCTTTACAGCGGATACTCCGCTCCCCCCTGCTAATTCAACAATTTTCACGCTCTTACTATCAAAATTATCAATCCGTAATGCTTCTTTCAGTTGCTTTGTTAAGTTTTCATCCTTACTGCCATTAACTCCTGTTACATCAATACTTAAAGGCTTTCCAGATATATACTCAGCCGCAACAACAACTATCTCATTGCCTGTTCCGGAATTCATTAACTTATCGTGTACTGTTGGCACATATCCTTGAGCCCACAACGAAGTTAAATAGGAGTCTTTGCTCCATTCTTTTTGATTATCTGGAATGAGCGGCAGATATTTTGGTATTAACTCCGGTTCGCTGCCGTTAGGTTTTCCATTTAGCCAACCTTTAATAAAGCGTGTCATTACACTCCAAACACCCATTTAATCACTCCTTTCTATATATCTTCATAATTCCTATAAAAGTAGTTTGTAGCGTATCTACTTGTATCCATCGCGTGGTTATTTTTGTCTACTGGCTTGCCGCTGTTTTCGTCCCGCACATACATGCCGATTTCTTGCAACCAGTTGTAATGATCATATTGATCGTTTGGCTGTTCCACGAGCAAATAGCGCCGTTCACTTAACAGTGTCTGCATACGCTCAATACCAACCTCGATCCCTTGTGCACGTCCTGTCACGTCATGTGCGTTGTTGTCAGCGCCTTTTGTGTCAATGCCTAGCTTTTCAAGTTCCTCACGCAGCCACCGACATGCTGGATCAATGATGACTGGCTCGCCAACTGGCACATCGTATTGATCCATGCAACGCTTAATGAAAGCTTGTATTTCTTTCGCATAAGTAGATCCGGCTTTAACTTGCCCTGTGTCACGTCCGCTGTGATAGTAGGTAGCAACTTGATTGAGTTTGTAAGTATATCCGCCTTCCGCTTCGTGTTCCGTGATCACATAGCACTCACAAACAGTCGCATCTTGTTGACCGCCATCACCAAAAAAGACCATCTCGACTGGATGGCCTTGCAGTTTATTGATCTGATTCTTTTGCATATCGAATGTTTCGTAAATAATACCGCTTGGAAGCACTCGCTTGCCATACCAGTCACGCTGTAGCAAGTAAGACGAGAACTTCAATTCGTCATATAGTTCTTGCCGCCGCCGATCATCAAGTATCGGATTGTCGTATGGTGTCCAGTGTCGCCATTTATAGCGCCCTGTCTTTTCGTATCGATCGAATACTTCTGATATAACTGGATGACTTGGCGCAGGCGGATTCAGTTCGGCCAGATGAAACCTGTTCTTTGCTGCATAAGTACGGCGAAAGGATTCACGCACGAAGTCCATGTGCAGTAGGTTGATTTCTAAGAAAGTTACTGACCCAAGCGACATACCAGTTATAGCACCAACGCTATTTACTTTACCGCCGCCTTTGTAGTAAATCTTTTTATTGCCATTAGGCGCATACAACAATAAGTGATCGCCATGCTCATCGTGCTTCATTTCTGCAAGATTGCCGTAAATATGCATTAAGCCTAAGCCGTCACCGTCCATAAATAGACGAAAAGCTTGCTCTTGGTTGTAAGCAGTGACTAAATGGTTTTGATCTTCTGAATTGATATAGAAGTTTGCCATTTTGAATATATCAGCGGTGGTTTTACCAGATCGCGGCGTTCCTTCGTTGACTTCTAAAGTAATATTATTCGTGATCTGTCTGATCGTCTCTTGTTGCTTCTGGCTGAACGCTAATTGAACCACTGCCATCACCACCATTCACTACATCAATAAGAGCCTCCATAATCGAAGTATCTTTCTTAGCACCTTTGATAAGTTCTGTACGAGCCTGAATATTCTCTGTAGAAGCAACGATCTGTTTAAGCTTAGCTGTACGCTCGTCCTGTTCGTCTGCATTCAGCTTATTAATCTGTGCATCAAGCAGTGCAATACGGCGATCTTGTAGCTCGCTGGTTTCTTTATATCCTGATCTATCAAATAAGTCTTGTAGTATTTGTGCCCTTAAAGAAAGTATTTCTTTCCAATCTTTATGCCACAATAAATCACGCTTTGAAGCGCTGACCTCTTCGTAAATCTCACTTACACTATCCTCTAGTTCTTCTAGTTGTATCTTTAGTTCGCCATGTTCATCTAATAGTTCTTTCTTTAAATTTCCTTCATCGCTTTTTCTGCCGTCCAATTTTTTAAGTTTATCTTCAATTCGCCTTATTTTCGCTTTTAAATTATTTATATCAGCTTTAGCAGTTATTTTTCGTGCATCTGTAACGCTTAGCTTGGCAGAAGCCTCTTCGTGTTTTGCTATTTTTTCATCAATCATTCTTACTTGTTTCCATAATTCAGCATAAATTTTCGAAGCATCGTCTCGCATGCGTTTTGATAGTAGTTTCATTTCTTCATCTATGAATTCTAGCACCTTAACATTTCTTAACAGCCTAGAAGCTTGCTGCTCTGCTGTCTTAGCGCTGTAGCCTGCTGATATTGCAGCATCTTTGCCATTAAATCCATTCATCACATAGGTTTTAGCAAAGATATTATATTTTTCTTCTGTTTTCACTACATATCACCACGCTCCCTTGATAATCAAATAATTATTTACTCTCTGTATCATGAATGTTGCTAATAACCACGCTAATAGCATCTAAGTAGTCCTTTTTAGTCTGTTCGAATGAGTTCCCATTAAACTTAGCTATCTGACTGATAAACATTTCAAATGACTTAGCCAGGGCATATGACAGTTCGCTTTCACTTCCGCCCACTTGGATGTTGAACTCTGGTTTCTTGTCTTTTCTTTCTGATATGGTCGCTTTTATGACTTGCCGCATGTTTTAGTTCCTCCTTTGGATCGGTAATAATAATGCCTTTCTCGGTATCTCTACCGATCATATGTTCAAAGTTCATTGCTCTCATTCCATTTCTTTTTTCTATTCCCTTTAGTAATTCACTAGTTCCTCTTGTTAACCTATTCGCCAATTCACTAGCGCTCATCCCAGTTCTACCTAGTTTAGCTAACCCTTGAGCATCCATGCTTATCACTCCTTAATTTTATGTACAAAAAAAGCCCAACAATGTGGGCTTTTATAAACGCCCTCGGCTGTGGCACATTATTAAGAGGTGTCCGAGGTTCTATTAAATTAATTTATCGGTCTACTTCCCTTCGCCGATACCAGCACGCCCATTTGACTTCGTGCTACCCACTGATTACGATCGTCTCGCATCAGGACGAACTTACACTCGAACAGGAAGGTGTCCCCTGTTGGGACTAGTAATCAGATACGATGCCTCTGTCGGGCTAAACACCGAGCGTCTAGTGTTCATGTCACTAATGGACAATACCATAATATCATGATTTTTCTCCCTAAAAGTATCTAAAAAGTATCATTTTCACTTTTCAGCACTTCAATATCTAATGTCGTAGCCAATTCAATCACTGCCGCTTTCTTCTCTCGTTTGTATTGTGCTACTTCATACGGAATATCGATCATGATGTCTACATCTTGCTGATTGTGTAAGAAGCTCTCTAAGATGATTTTGCGGTGGATTGCTTCTAATTGGTTGATGATCACATCATACTTTTTAACGGCTTCTTGTGCAGCGTGTACGTTGTCTACATTGTGTATAGCAGCTTCTTCCACTTTGCTATGGAACTCATTTCCAAAATTCGGCGGTGTGATCGTGTATGTGGTAGTTAGTGTAGGGAATTTACGTTCACCCGCCATTACTCTTAAAGCCTTGTATTTTCTGAAAAAGTCTTTTAATGCTCGAACCGTTTTGATATAGTCGATTTTATCAACTTGTGGTAGATCAAAAAGAGTATTCATATCCATTCCCCCATGTTATAATCAAATTGGGTAGTCGGAGGGAACTTCGGCTTTTTTTATTTGTCTAAAGCGCGTTCAGAAAATCTGGTATACCGCTTAACGTTGGCACTTTATCCGCTTTTTCCTCAATATCCTTTAAAGCAATGGATTTCCTTCCACTTTGCACAGCGCCCTCATACAGTTCTAAAAACGTTTTTATGTCGATCTTATATATTTGGTCTACTGTAACAAAATTAATTAAAACAAAGGCATGTCCGCCCATTTTACGCACGCTTTTGAGATACTCTATTTGATGTTCGTGGATATTTTTGAATGGAAAGCTTTTTGCTTTCGTTTCTTTTGCCTCAAAGGCTATTGCCATGCCAGGATTAAGCACGCCCATAAAATCTACTGTCGATTTTTTATTCGGGAAAGCGCCCGTTATTTGAGCGCCATTCCGAATAATTTTCCAATCAGTCGGCAACTTTTGAATAATAGCCAGTTTCTTAATCTGATAAATATCACATGCGTTTTCTATCAGTCTTTCAAATGTCATGCCTCGGTTAGCATGGCTATTTTGCATATTCGGTCGCTTCGTTGATGACGAACGCGGTATACTTTGCCTCAATTTCTTCGTCCCCCATTTGTTCGATTTCGCTAATTTGGTAGTTTGTAACTTCTGCAATCGCATTAGCCATTTGGCGGATGCTCATTGATCTATTTCTCAACTTTTTTATTGCAGTTTCTGCTGTCATTTTTATTCACCCTCTCGCTCAAAATGGCAAATCGTCATCTGAAATATCAATCGGCTTACCTTCGTTTGCAAATGAATCACTATTCTGGCTCGAACTAGCTCGATATGAGCCGTTTTTATTGTTATTTGAATAATTAGCTTCGTTTTGATTATTATTCGGTGTAGAGCCTTCTACAGCGTTCTGCTTAGGTTCCAAAAATTGAACACTCTCGGCCACTATTTCCGTCACATAAACGCGCTTACCGTCGTTCCCCTCATAGTTACGAGTTTGAACGCGACCATCAACGCCTGTTAAACTTCCTTTTTTTAAGAAATTAGCGACGTTTTCTGCTGGTTTACGCCAAACAACACATTGAATAAAATCAGCTTCTTGTTCTCCTTGCCCGTTTTTAAAAGGTCGATTGACAGCAAGTGTAAAAGTCGCAACTGCTACACCCGCTGGCGTATATCTTAGCTCTGGATCTTTAGTTAAACGTCCTACGAGCACGACACGATTCATCATTCACTTTTCCTCCTTCAAACTATTAAAGTCTGCCGTTCTGAGAATATCCCAGAGTATTTCCATCTCATTTACTCCATAACTAATTCAAACCGACTTTCTAACTCCCAGTTATACTTTTTAGAGCTATCAGGAATTTTTTCCCGTAAGTCAACACGCCGTAAATCGTAACTAATACCTTCCACAAGCGCTTCATAATCATAACTGTATAAATCAATACTCACTCCCATTTATTCCGCCACCTCTTTCTCGATAGACCAACCAGAGTCAATATTATTTACTAACCAGTCGTCATAAGCCTCTGTAATCTCTTTTTCTAATTGTTCAAGTGTTAATATATCGAACTCAATATTCAAGTCCGTTTTCAAAAGAAATGTTTCTGTTTCAAGTGATCCGTGCATACCAGTAGAAACGTAGAATCTTACTTTTTTATCGTTCATTCCGCCACCCAACGTTCTTTATAGACATCATCTACTTTTTCTAATTGACCCGAATACACTAAAATGACTTTTATCCAATCAAGACTATTCCAAATTTCCTCTGGTCTACTCGTGTCGTCATGAGGATGTATTCTTTCACTCATTTCTTCTATTGCTTCATAATAATCAAAACTTTTAACATATGGTCTATCATCTCTAGGACCTGAAAGTAAATCACGTTGTTTAGGACTATAAATGTAATCAATACTTACTTCGCAGCAACAGCCTGCTGTCCAAACGCTAGTCCCCTTATCATCAAAGTTATCCGTCATCGTAACAACTGGTAAATCAGGGTTTTCGATAATTAAATCTGCCAATTTTTTCATTTCTTCTTTTTGTCGTTCATTTACTCGTTTCATTCCGCCACCTCCAACAAATCCGGATTTTCGTGTATGTTGCCGTAAATCTCAATCTCTCTCATGCTTCACCCTCCACTTCCTCAACAGGTTCCTTAAGTAACCAGTATGCTTCACCTTTATTCATTGCTTTAATCTCTGATTCTGTGAATTGTGTTTTATACTCACTTGCTTCATCATTACTACCTACAAGTTTCTGATTATCATAATGAACATTTAGATAACCAGTTGCGTGGTCAATAAGTTGTACATAATAAAGCGGTTCTTTCTCGACTTCGTAGCCGTCCATCCACGCGCGGGCGAGTAGTTCTTGATTATCAGCTGATGAAATTAACCATCCGTACATTTCATCAGGCATACCTGCATTGCCATAATCTAACAAACAAGCTAAATCGTATTCTCTTTGTTCACAGTGATTTATCCAGTCATCGGCAAATCGCGGAACTACTACCAGTTCTGGTTCCTTTTCTTTTGCAATAAAACAATCTTTAGTAGCTATTATCTTGTCCTTAGAAACTTTCACTAAAGAGTTGCCTGTTCCAAACTCTTTACCGTTGTACCAACCACTTAACAATTCATTGCCTACAATTACGTGTACGTTTTCGCCTTCCTTAAATCTCATGCTTGTTCCTCCTTCATAAAAACTAACCAGTGCGTTTTAGAACGCTTATTACCGAAAAGCGGTTCAAAATCAATTATCTTTAAAATCTCGCTTAGCTTTATTTGGTCTTCGTTCCATTTGAAAATTAATATGCCATTTGGTTTCAAAACTCGCATACATTCTTCAAAACCCTTACTTATATCATCTCTCCAAGTTAGCAAATCCAACTTCCCATACTTCTTGGCCAACCATGATTTATCGCCAACTTTCACTAAATGTGGCGGATCAAAAACGACTAAGTGAAATGTATTGGTATCGAATGGCATACTCCTAAAGTCTGCTACTACGTCTGGTTTTACAACCAGTTTTCTCCCGTCGCATAATTCTGTTTCTAATTCTCGATTATCCATAAAAGTGACGTTTTTATTTGTGCGATCGAACCAAAACATCCGACTACCGCAACATGCGTCTAATATTTTCACGTCTGCACCTCGTCCCTCTCTGCTAACTTCGCTTTAATTTCCGCTACTTTCTTTTCTAAATCTCCGCTTGATTCTGATTCTGTTTTTTTATTCTCTGGCTGCTTCTCTGTTTTATCAAGCCAGTCAGGCAATACTTCTTGTTTCTGATTCTTGTTGTATTTGCCGTAAGTGGGCTTATTATACTTCTGTTCATTTTGTTTTCGCCTTTCCTCTTCCGCTGCATTCACATCAGCAACCGTTTTAAATCCTCTTTCTTCCCAGTTTCTAAGAATTTTATTAACGTATGCATAATTACGTTTGTTAGCTCCTTGTTCGGAAGTAACTTCCAATGCCTTAAAAACTATTTCTTGATTACCAGAAAAATCATCTACCCATGCAAGTAGTTTTTCTTGCTCGATCGGTAGCATCATTCCGAATCCATTTTGTTCCCAAAAATCCTTAAAATTTAAATCGCTGTTGTTAATGTTGTTGTTATCTTTATTACATTCTTTAGTTCTTACATTCTTGTTAGTTGTTAGCTGTTTGTTAGCTGTTTGTGAGTCGTTTGTTAGCTGTTTGTTAGTAACTGTGTTAGTTTTGTTTTCTAACTCTTGATAAACTCCCCAATTAACTACGTTTATAAGGGTGCTAACCTTCGTTGATTCCTTTGTTAGAAATCCGTAATTTTCAAATCTTTTTAACGCTGTTCTGACATTTTGCGATGAGATACCTTTTCCACATTCTTCTGTAATTGATTTGATACTTGTGACGAATTCACCCGGTTTTGCTTTGAAAGGTTTCCCTCTCCATTCCCACTCATTTTCCTTGTGATTTGCCATCATTAACAAAGTCACAAGGATGGTTTTTTGCTCAGGTGTAGAGCTTTTCCAAATTGGCTTTTCTTTTAAATCCCTATGCAGTTTAATCCACCCAAGTGACATAGCTTATTGCCTCCTACTCAACTTGTTTTTGCGCTTCTATCTCTGTTTCTAATCTCTTGATTAGTGCCGAAGCTTCACTTTTACTCATTGATTTAGTATCAGTCACTTTATAGCTCTCTAAAACAAATTTAGCATCATGTCCGAATGGTTCCCCGACAACTTTAGCCTTTGCAAATATAGCCTTTCTCTGTGCATCTGACGCTAAATGATTGTTTTGCGTTTGCTGTTTAGCTTGATTTTTATTACTTGGCTTTGTATTTCCACTTGCGCTGTTACCGTCGTCATCTTCATCACTTGCAATCCCAAAAGCGGCGGATAGTGTGTATCTGCGTGCGTATGTCAGAGCACTTCCGGCTCCTTGTGCTGTGTTTTTATCAAGAGGCAACATAAACGGGTCGAACTCAACAAATTCACCACTAGCGTGCATTAAAATCGTTTTTACACCCACTTTATTTTCTTCCGTTAACGGAATTTGGATATAAGATAATCCTAATTTGGGAGCGTGTTTTTTTACTGCGCTAATTACGCTCTCTAAAGGTACATATTTGCTTTTAAAAAATGGATTATCCGCTGATTTAGCTGGTTGTTCGGCTTGCTCTTGAAATTTAGATAATGCTTTACTTATCTCAATAATTGACTCGCTTGTTTTCATATTCCTACCTCACTCTCAATGATTCAGTTTGTACTAACTCAGCCCCTGGTACTTCTCTGCCCTCTTTCAGAGCGCTTGTAATAGCTTTTTTATCCAATTTTTTGGGTTGTTCGACTAAAAACATGAATAACTTTTCTTCGTCCTCTAAACGCAAGCTAGGAGGGTTCTTTTGAATGCTGATTGTAAATAAGGGGCTTTTAATTTTACGGATATCCACTTTTAACATTTCGCTTTCTAAATACTCTTTCATATTTTTTGCTTTTGCTTCTAGCGCTTTTTTTCGCTTCGTTAATCTCTCTGCTTCCTTAGCCAATCCGTCAGCCTCTGCATCCATGCTTTTTACCATCTTTATAATGTTTTCAGCCTTTTCTTTTATTGGTTCTCTAATGCTGTCTAACGTATCTTGTAGTGTTTCTGTGTCCAAGTCCTCTGCCATTTCTAAAACTTGGTTATATGCTTGAGTCAATTCGTATAATTTCATGCCTTTATTCCTTCTCTCTGCTCGATTTTTTTAGCTAGCTTTTCATGTATATCAATTAATTCATCAAATAGTTTAGATCCTTCTAAGTTAGTTGATTGCTTCTTTAGTAAGTTATAAAGCGGTGTTAATTCATCTTCATAATCATGTATCACGACTTTAAAGCCGTAATGGATCGTTTTAAAATTATCCATGTTATCCCTCCATTGATTAAATTTTGGATTTAAGGTATAATTTCATTAAGGTAATATCTCAAATCCCGGACTCACACTGCTATGTGGGTCTTTTTTATTCTTCGTTTTCCGCCTCTTCTTCATTAGTACGCTCTAATTCCTCTAAATATTCGTTATGCCAAATTTGGCTTATCCTTTCAAAACTGGACCAACAAGCATCAACAACCATCGGATTTTCAACCACGTTTATCACTTCCTCTCAGCCAGTAGCCTGTTATCATTGACATTAGCGACACGAAAAACAATATAATAAATAAATCCATCAGCGCGTGACCTCCTCATAGCCTTTAAGCTTCAGCTCTTCGATATAGTCTGTCATTTTTTCGCAACCTGTTTCGTTTAACGGGATTTTCTGCTGAAATGCCGGATTAGCAATCATTTTTGTTTTACTATTTGTATGAATTTCGCTATCTCCGAAGTTTGTTGTCTTTCTGAAAACTCTTTCTGCCATTGTTGTAGCCTCCTAAATTAAAATTAGAATTAAAATCAAATTACATAAGTTTATTAACGCTAATGCCGCCGCTATTATGACTAAGATGCTGAATAACATTTGACCTTTCATAGTGTGCGCCTCGGTATAATAATTTCGCGTAAATGTCCATTTACAAGCTCTTTAGTGACTTCAAATTTTTGATTAAATTTATCTGCTCTTTTTTTTCGTTCTTTTTGGTCCATATTTTCAAATCGGCCTTTAACGATATTATTTAATTCCGCGAAATTAATATTTTTTGATTCATAACCCTCGTAGTTAGCTGATACAAGTACTTTGTTCATTTTTCACAACTCCTTACTAATCCAGATTTTTGATAATATTGATCACGTTTGTTCAAAACTTGTTGTAAGTCTATGTTGAAAGTTCTTGCAATACTTGCGTTCAGTGTTAGAGCAGATGCAATAACATCCGTTATTTCTGAAATAGCTTGTTTCGCGGCTTCTCGTTGTAGCATGTCACCTTTTCTTAAATTGAATGTCATCGTCTCTAAGCCGTTTTTTAGCGTGTTTATCGCTTCCGCCACTTCTAATTCAAAGCGGTTAGTTAAAGAAGCGTGGTGGCTGTCTAAGCCGTCGAAAAGCGGTGGTATCATTCCATTACTAAATTCATGCGCAAACATAAAAGTGCTTTCTGGTTCGTTGTAGCTATCAATTAACTGTTCCGCTTGTTCAAGCGAAACCGTTCGTTTCCCTTTCGTTTGATTGCTTATCAGTGCTGGCGTTACATAACTGTCTATTGCTAGCTCTTTTTGTGTGCGAGTTTCTGCTAAAACTTGCATCGCATGACTTGCTGTTACTGATTTTTGAAACACAATATCTCAATCCCTCTTTTGTTTATTTTTTTGCGACTAATTAACAACTTATCGTTATATACTATTGTTAGTCGCTCCCCAGTGACTAAGTTGTCTGTAAGCGTCGTGTGGTAGCGGCGCTTAAATTGTTTTTAATGATTGTTCTAAGAACTTATTTACAAAGTAAAGTTGTCCTTTGCCTGTAACTTTTGCTGTAATTGCTGTTTGCGCTCCGCTTGACCTTATAATCGCTGTTTCTTTAATCTTAAACAGTCCCAGTTCCATACTTTTTTGCGTAGGCCGATTGTAATCCGTGCCTTTTCTCGAAATGAGATATCCTCTTTGGCGCATCCATTCAAATAGTCTTTTCTCCCCAATATCGATGCCGTTTTGTTGGATTAGCTTAGCTAAATCTCTTATTAAAATGGTTCCTCTTGCATCGCTTACAGCTTCCGCAAACATCACTTTCGGCTTTTGTATTTCTAACCTTTGTTCCGCTTCTATCCGCTTCGTTTTTTCTTCTTTTAAATTTGTCGCTAGTTTGATTAGAAAATCAGGGTCAGTGATTGCTTTTTCGATTGTGTCATTTGTCATGTAAGCTCCATGCTTACGAACAGATGGCAATACTTCCGAAGTAACCCAGTCTTGAAATCTTTCAGCAGATTCTAGTTTTGATTTAAAAATCAACTGATATAGACCCGCTTCATTTATAGCGGTTAAATTCTGGCTTCCTCCAAGGGAGTCGTGTTTCACGACCCCCTTGTTTTTAAGGAAAACATGGCGTTTTAATGCATCGCGGCTATTTGAATATCCCAATACTTTTGCCACGTCTTTGCCGATAAAATGAGGCTCGTTTTCAATAAATACTGTTCTTACTTCATTTCCTTCAAAGTTGAAGATTTGTAAATTTGACATTTTGTTCTCCTTTCTGTTCACCCCTTCACAATGCTATAGTTTTTGTGAAAGGAGGTGATATTTATGCAAAGAAATCATGTTTCCTCTAGTAGAATCAGAAGCGTTGGCTGGGAAAATGATATTTTAGAAATCGAATTTAATGACGGCTCTATCTATCACTATCACAATGTTTCTCAATCAGAGTATTTAAGTTTTATTCATTCTGGTTCACTAGGAACTGCTTTGTCTCAATTGGATAAAGTTCATAGTTATAACAGAGTTAATTAATCATTGCTTCGTGTCGGTTGTATCAGAACTGACACGGAGTGGTTCAAACGCTAAATCCTCAACAATTCTCACTCCATCTACAGTAATTACTACTCTTGTGTATGGATTAAATGATATTTCTAACTCCTTGATTATTTCGTTTCCGGCTTTTTTAATGTTGTCATTCATTTTTCTTCCTCCTTTAATCGTTTTAAAAGAGCCTCTACTTCTAAACCATCTACATCTATTCTTTCTGGATAGCATTCAATAATTAACTTTGGTCGTTTACCGCCTAGTATTTCTAAATGAACACCTGTTACAAATCGTCCTACTTTCCAGTCACCAAGTTGAATGGCATTATATGCAGACCCATCTTCTCTTTGACTAGTTTTGATTGACAAAGTTAACTCTTCGTTACTCATGTTCTACCCTCCTATTTTCTTTTGCCCAAATCGCCGTTAGTTTTTTCCGATAATCTACTAGCTAATGAATTAATTTCTGAATAAAGTTCCGGCAAAATACTTAAATCGCTAAAATCTTCGCCAGTTATACTTAATTCAATGGTGAGTACTGACTCTTTTCTATTTCTCTTAGTTAGGAAAGAGTTTGTAAATGCAATTTTTTTCATTTTCTAGCCTCCTATTTTTGGTTACTCTCCAATCTGCTATAATTAGTTTGATTGGAGGTGATTATTTTGGATTACGAAAAAGCAAATCTTTCTTTGGAATTAATTAAAGCAATGTTAGAACATAATGCTCGAATTAATAACACAATCGGTCAAACTTCTATCGGGAGCACAGAAGTTTCTGCTGAAAAAGTTGCCAAAGACTTTTTACATTTGTACGAAGCTCTACCAAAATGATTTATTTTAGGATTTCTGCTATGGCTGCAACCATGGCAGAATCTCCAATTTTAATATGTTTTTCCAGATTACTTACGCCAATGTCTATAGCCCTTTTCTTTAATTCTCTGATTTCTTTTTCAACTTTTAAAGCTTCATTTTTTTCATCAACAGTCATTTTCTAGCCTCCTTTATTAGTTTGCGATTAACTCATTCGCTTTGCGCTCCCAGTATCTATTAATAGCAGCTTCTTGTTTTTCCTGGTTTTCCTCACGCCATTTCCTGCTATATTCTCTTACATGTTCTCTGTTCTTATCTCTCCACTGTTGTTGGTATACTCTCCGTGCTTCCTTTGCTTTTTCGCTTAACATGGTTTAGCCTCCTATTTTGGTTACTCTCCAATCTGCTATAATTAGTTTGATTGGAGGTGATAATATGAATAAGTATCTTTTTATTGTTGATTCAGAAAATAGCGTTGATTCTGTGCGCTCTCTGGTGGAGTCGCTTAATGATTCAAAATGGGTTCATATCTCTTACAATGTCTTTGCGAACATGAGCGAGCTGTCCCCTAGTGAAATTTTGTCTTCATTTAATTTAGATGATGGTGTGCAAATCCTTGTTGTTGAATTTAATTCTTTTGATATGAGTTGGCGAAACGAAGTTAAAGAACATTTAATTGAGTTAGGTTATTAAATATTTGATTTAAATATTTCAGCCTGTTCTCTATAGCCAATTGGAATAGATTTCTCGGGGACTGGAGTAATATAAATTTCTACTACTGCTGGTCCCTCTATTCCATCAGCATGCCAACCATCAATGTTCATAGTCATTTTATTTGCCACGATATGAGTTTTCTTAGTCAGGCTTTCGTTTGAACTCAAGTCCCCCACAATTTCTGCTTTTTTCCTCATGTTCTAGCCTCCTATTCTTGTTAATTTTTAATTAAGATACATTTTGTATCATTAATATTCAAAAAAATATCTGGAAAAATTTCTTCCATATTAGAATTTAAAGCTTTTGAAATTTTCACCGCTGTATTTATACTTGGATCTCTCTCTCCATTCTCAAGCTTTCTTATAGAGATTTCCGCCAACCCCACAGCAATCCCTAACTCCTTTTGAGTCAAGCCAGCTTTATTTCTTTTTTCTTTAAAAGATAATCTCACTTTTAATCACCTCTTTTCGATACATTTTGTATCTGATACATATAATATACATGATACTTTTTGTATCGTCAAGTCTTTTAGATACATTTTGTATATTTTTACTCAAAAAGATACCTTTAGTATCTAATTCATGTTAATATTTTTTTAAAGGCGGTGTGAAAAATGTTTGGCAACAGACTTAAACAATTAAGAAAAAATAATAATAAAACGCAAGAAGATATTTCAAAAATATTAGGAATTTCCAGAGGAGCTTACTCGCATATTGAAAATGGTAGAAATGAGCCAGACATGGAAACGATAGTTAAATTGGCGAATATTTTTGGAGTTTCAACTGATTATTTGCTAGGTAGAAGTAATAACGGTTTTATCGACACAATCGCCGCTCACATCGATTCAAACGCAACAGAAGAGGAAATAAAGGAAATTCTTGCTTATATAGAAGAAAAAAGAAAAGAATATGCTAATGAAGAGGAAATAGACATCACAGATATTGCAGCAAAAAAAGATGCTGACGTGGCAAAGTTCGTAGAGGAAAATCCAGATTTTAAAGCAGTTGCTGCACGTGTCATGGACGATGAGGAGGCTGTTAAAGCGGTCAAAACATTTATTGAATATTATGAGCAACAAAAAAAGAAGTAATGTGTAATTTATTTACTATTAAACCTCTTGACTTGTTAACTTAATTACTTGTTATTGAAGTTAATTATTAACATTGTGTGAAAACGTGATATATTCCACGAAAATTATGTATAATATAGGTGCAACGTTGCAATAAAAAACAACGGGGTATAAATACATGAAAAAACTAGATGAACTGAACATGCAACATGATGTAGTGATACTAGAACACGAATTTACTTCTTGTTCATTCACTTTTAGAAAAGAAATTTTCATAGTTATTGATAGTAGATTAAGTCAAAGCGATAAATTGGAAGACGTCGCAAGACTTTTGAATAAAATATAACTATGTAACCAGTTTGCGGCCGCAGATTGGTACATATAAAAAGGGAGATGGAAAAATGTATTGTCCGAATTGCGGCCATGCATTAGATAACAGGGAAACTGAATGTCCTGGCTGTTTATCTCCAATAACTTATCAAACAAGCAACAACGAAAAAGCGCAAAAAGTCGGCGCTTTTATGGAAGAATCTGGTAAATTAATGTCAGGATGTGGTTGTTTAATGACATTGTTGATAACTATTCCTGTCATAGTAATTTTAATAATTATGTTTTTATAAAAAGGAGATAACGGGATGAGTAAGTATAGTTACTTGTTAAAAAAATGGTGGTTTTGGGTGATTTTTTTATTAATTATATTAAGTTTGTTTAATGGTATATGGGTTCTTTTATTTTTCGCTACTCTAGCGACTTTGACATTTGCTATAATAAAAGTTATTAAAAATGAAAACAGACGAAAATACACAATAATATTGACTATATCCGCTATATTTCTAATCACTTTTTCACTAATAAGAGTTGTACAGATGTATAACTATGTTATTAATAATCCAGAAGAAACTACAGCAAATGAGCAAAAAAAAAATACTGTCCAAGATGAGCAAACGGAAAAGCCCGCTCAAGAAGACGCTGCCGAGGATGAGCAAACAGAAGAACCTGCTCAAGATGATGTACCTACACCCTCTACAATTACATCAGATAGTATAGAGTTATTTAATGAGTCCATTGATCGCTTGATTTCTGATTCGAGCGGGGTGCTAATAAAAGTGGTTCCATTCGAAAATGAATATGATATGTTAATTGCTTATGTGTTAGAAGATTTAAAGTATGAAAAGGCAGTCACTAAACAAAAAATTGCAGATTATTTAGGGAGTGAAATACAACAACGCGCTCTTGGTACTCTTTTTGGGGGAGATAACAATCAGAGGCCTATGGTTGAACTAAGATATGAGGACGAGACAAAGATGGCTGGTAGTAGTGCTTTTGATAAAACTAATATGAAGCTCGCGGGAAAATAAAATATAAAGGGAGACTAAATCATGAAAAAAGGGATTGTTTTATTAACAGGTTTTTTATTAGCTTTTAGTATTATCTTGGTCGGTTGCGGAAATGAAAAAAACGATATACAAGTAACGGATACTAATGATAAATCAAATTTCAAAGAGTCTGAGAAAGAAAAGTTCACTCCTAAAGAGTTTGAAAGCTATTACGAGTCGACAGGCTATTTGTATGTTAATATTATTAATTCGATGACGGATGAAGATTTGCAAGGCGTAAATGAATTAAACAATAAGTTAGCACAGCAATTAGATGAGATAGAAACATTGATGAATAATAAGAGTATTGATAGTTCATTTAAAGTTGACTTAAATAACTATTTAAATAATCTTACTGACTTTAAACAAAACATAGAAAACTCTAATTACGATTCTGTTTCTGATATAAGCTATAGAATCGGCGCTAGTGTAAAAGCTTTAGCAGATAACCACTATAACGAGAATCTTCCAGCTGCCGTAAATACGTTTATTGAAGAAAGAGAAAAAGCCCAAACAAAAAAAGAATACAGTGTTGGAGATAAACAAACACTTGGTGGTATTACGGTTACGCTTGTGTCAGCCACTAAAACTTCTGAAAGAAACCAATTCGATGAGACTAAACCCAAAAATGTGATTAAGGTCAGCTATAAGGTTGAAAACAATTCAGGAAATGAATACTATGTCAATTCTGATATTGATGTATATGACTCTAACAGCACTATGGGCACAAGATATCCACTTGATAACACCACCGGGAAAATATTAAATGGGAAAAATATGAATGCAGAATATTATGCTGGAGTTGACGAAGGCGGAAACATTGAAATTGTTTTCAATTTATTTTCAGATGCGAGTTTAACTTTCCATGCAAAAATTTAAAAGAGAGCCTCCGGGCTTTTCTTTTTACCGGAAAAAGAACGTATGTGCGAAAGGAGAACGGAAATGAAGGCAGCTATTTATATACGCGTATCTACTCAAGAACAAATAGAGAATTACTCTATACAAGCTCAAACTGAAAAGCTAACAGCCTTGTGCCGCTCGAAGGACTGGGACGTATACGATATTTTCATTGACGGCGGATACTCCGGCTCAAATATGAATCGTCCCGCACTAAATGAAATGCTAAGTAAATTACATGAAATTGATGCTGTAGTCGTATATCGATTAGACAGACTATCCCGCTCGCAAAGAGATACGATAACGCTTATTGAAGAATACTTCTTAAAAAACAATGTAGAGTTTGTTAGTTTATCTGAAACGCTTGATACAAGTTCTCCTTTCGGTCGTGCAATGATTGGTATATTGTCCGTGTTCGCACAATTAGAACGCGAAACAATACGAGATCGCATGGTTATGGGGAAAATTAAGCGTATTGAAGCAGGGCTTCCTCTTACAACAGCCAAAGGACGAACATTTGGCTATGACGTTATAGACACTAAATTATATATTAATGAAGAAGAAGCAAAACAATTACAAATGATTTATGATATTTTTGAGGAAGAAAAAAGCATTACAACTTTACAGAAGAGACTAAAAAAAATAGGATTCAAAGTGAAATCATATAGCAGTTACAACAATTGGCTGACTAATGATTTATACTGTGGCTATGTATCTTATGCGGATAAAGTGCATACAAAAGGTGTTCATGAGCCTATTATTTCAGAGGAACAATTTTATCGAGTTCAAGAAATATTTTCTCGCATGGGTAAGAATCCGAATATGAATAGAGATTCAGCATCGTTGCTAAATAATTTGGTAGTGTGCGGAAAATGTGGACTAGGGTTTGTTCATAGGAGAAAAGATACTGTATCCCGCGGAAAAAAATATCATTATAGATATTATAGTTGCAAGACTTACAAACATACTCATGAACTAGAAAAATGCGGAAATAAAATTTGGAGAGCTGACAAACTCGAGGAATTAATTATTGATCGCGTGAATAACTATAGTTTCGCTTCTAGGAATGTAGATAAAGAAGATGAATTAGATAGCTTAAATGAAAAACTTAAAATAGAACACACAAAAAAGAAGCGGCTTTTTGATTTATATATCAGCGGTTCTTACGAAGTTTCAGAACTTGATGCTATGATGTCTGATATAGATGCTCAAATTAATTATTATGAAGCACAAATAGAAGCTAACGAAGAATTGAAGAAAAATAAAAAGATACAAGAAAATTTAGCTGATTTAGCAACAGTTGATTTTAACTCTTTAGAGTTCAGAGAAAAGCAACTTTATTTAAAATCACTAATTAATAAGATTTATATCGACGATGAACAAGTTACTATTGAATGGCTCTAG